AGTTGGCAAACATCATTTTGCGCGCTTCATCGTACATGAACGAGTATTTGAACCAAAACCTTGTGGCAAAGCGAAACACAGAGACTCAACGAGTGCGCATGACCAGCCAAGGTTTCATTTCACTGCACCCAAACAACAACCCTGTAATTGCGTTAGAGTCATTTCAATATGGACCAACGCCAAACAACCTTCAAACCCTGACAGATCCTTCGCAATGCTGGTTTGAGTCTCAACAGGTGATTGTGCCTTTGTCGCAGATGAGCGCAACCTACTCCAGCGCTGGTCCACTTTCATTTGGATCTTACGCGCCAAATCAACAGTTGTTCGCCAAATACACCTACGTTGCAGGCTACGTTAATACCGCAATTGTGACGGCTGTGGCTGCTGCAACTTCATTGACCGTTGCCAGCAGTGCAGGCATTGTTGCGGGTATGTCATTGCGAATTTACGACGGCGCATTGTCTGAAACAGTTACAGTTGCCTCAACCTACACCTACGGTTCTACCACTGTTCCCTTGACCTCAGCGCTGGTTTTTACGCACGTTGCGGGTGTTGCCATAGGAAATCTACCTAATGCGATTAAACAGGCTGCAATCCTGCTTACAACGGCGTTTATACGTATTCGTGGAGACAAGTCAAACACAATGAGTATTACCACGCGCGCTCAGGGCAGTGAGATCCAAGGCGCAACGCGCTACGGCAGTGACATTCAGTTAGCCCTAGACATGGTGAACCTCTACCGCAGGATACGTTAATGGCAGGGCGCACAGGGGTACGCGCAACGATTTATTCATTTTTATCGTCGCCACAGATTACAAACCTCAACCAGATCTTCACGTCATTTCCCAAGCGCATTGATTTCAACGTCAATACAACGCCTGGATCTGACACACGGGCTGCTGCAATTATCTTTATTGCGTCTGAGACTGAAAGCAGAGTTGCTATTGGCGGTGCAACCAACGGTATCAAGCGCGTTGATTACACAATCATTTTGCAAATCTATCAGCACTCATTTGAGCGAAACGCAGAAGCAGCAATGACCAGTTTTGATACGCTTATCGACGCAATCAAAACACGCCTACGTTCAGATCACCGATTTGGGGACGTGAACGGCACTTTGGTTTGGCAGGGCGCTGAACCGCGTATTACTACGCGCTACGGCGAACCTTCAACGGCTGAAGAAGGCATGACGGAAACGTATGCTGAGGTAGAATTTGAAGTCACGGAAATGATCAACGCATAGGGAGAAAGCATGAAATACAAGTACAACGGAACAGATGAACGCGTGTTCCCTACGTTGGGGATCACCGTGAAACCAGGCGACGAGTTTGAAGCGCCTGAGAAGTTTGACGTGCCTAATGTAGTACCAGCAGGCGCACACAAATCAACACCAGCAACGTCTGCCGCGTCAGACCCAACATTAGGAGAGTGAAATGCCAGGACAAAATAGCGTACGCAGTTACATAGGTATTGCGAAAGAAGTAACCAAGGGAACTGCAGTTGCACCAACAGATTATCTAATGGTGATGGCTGATAGCGTTAAGCCAGCAGACATCATTGATCCGCTATACGACAAGGGACTACGTGGTTCGCTTGTTGAGAACTACAACTACCTTCCAGGGCGTGAGTATTCAACCTTTGATTTCAGTTCAGCAGCGTTCGCTGACGGAATTGGTTATGCGCTAACTGGTTTGTTAGGCGCTTGTGCCACAGTAGGCGCTTCAGCACCTTTCACTCACACAATCGCACTTAAAAACTCTCTTGCAGCAGCAGCAGACGCTCAACCACTGTCATACACAATCACTGATTTCTATGCAGCAGCAGTGCGTCAATACCCAGGCATTCAGTTTACTGATTTCTCATTGAAGTTCAGTGCTGACGGGTTGCTTGAATACGACGCCAAGACAACTGGTTTCCAATCAGCAACAGTCGCTGCTCCAACACCTACTTTCAGCACAGTGCTTCCAACTCCAGTTTGGATTGGTACTGTCTCAATCGGTGGTTCAGCGGTTTCAAACACCGTGTCAGGAAACATCGACATGAAGCGCCCAGTGACACCTATCTTTGGTATCTCAAACACTCAGAACCCATACGCGGTATTTGTGGGTGCTTTGGAGACAACAGGTAAATTCACATTTGTCATGGAAAACGACACAGAACTTACACGTTTCCTAACTAACACTCAGCCAGCAATCATTTTGAACTGGGCTCAGGGTGCAGGTGCAACAGCAACTCAGATCCAAGCAACAATCACAAAGGGTGCGTACACCGCAGCAGTGATTGAGCGTGGACAAGATTACGTACAGGTCACAGTTGACTTGAACGCTCAGGGTAATGCAACTGATGCTGGTGCCTCAGGTGGCTTCAGCAACATCAAGTGGGTACTGCAAAACGCAAAGCCTGCTGCAACGTACATCTAATAGAACCAAGCAATGGGGTGGTCAGGTTGATCGTGGAATTGCCTTCCCGCGATCCCGCACCCCATTGCCCTATCTAGTACAATAAAATGAAGGCAACTAACATGGAGGCAAAAATGGCTAAGAAAGTAACATTACCGTCAGGCGCAACAGTCACGTTCAAGGATCCAAACTCACTGCGCGTTAAAGATCGCAAGCGCGTCATGCGCGTAACAGATGAGACTGAGGGTGGAGATCTATCTAAGGCTATGGCGCTGACAGACGCGCTATTGGCAATGCTGATTGAGGATTGGTCATTTGACCTGCTTATCCCGTCAGTCAAGATTGAGATGCTAGGCGAACTCACAATGGAAGATTATGACTTTCTGGTTGAGGAAACAAAGGAAGCGCAAAAGTCACTGTTCCCAAAGTTGGGTAAAACAGATGAGACTGAGGCAGACCCAAAAGCCCATACCGACAACTTGAACGCTTAAAATGGGTAATTAAGGGTGGACAAAGGCATGAGGACTTTGAATACCCTGATGACCAATGGTATTACTATCAGTTTGCAGATCGGTTTGGTTGGACACCTGACCAAGTAGATGAGTTACCTGCTGGCACAGCAGATTGGCTTATCTCGATAGCAGCAACGGTGGAAAGCGCAAAAGCAGAAAGGGCAAGTGAGTAATGGGAGCAGTAGTTGTACGCAATCTCTCTCAGGTGCTTGCTGGCTTAGAGGTTCAAGAGGACATGCTTGAACGTGCTGCGCAAACTGCAATTGCCACTGCGGGTTTTGCGATCCAACGTCAAGCGCAAAAAAATGCTAACACGGGAACTCACAAAAAAGGGACACCGCGTATTGCTGGGAGTGGACCTGGACCAAACGTAGTTACAGGCGCGTTGCGTAGATCTATTAGAACTGACGTAAAATACGGATTTGGAAATTACATTGCAGTTGTCGGGGCAAGCACAGAGTATGCTAGGGCTGTTGAATTAGGCTCACCGCGTTGGAAAAGTGGCGTAAAATACCCTTACCTAGCGCCTGCTGCTATTGAACTGATTATGAACGGATCATTAAATAGGATCTTTACAGCAGCATTTATTAAAGCAGTGAAGGGATAGCATGAGCAACGCGATCCCACCAATTTTGGTTCAAATTGCAGCAGACGTATCTCAACTGAAGGCTGGCTTGGCTCAGGCTGAAGCAAGTATTAAAGGCGTAAACAGCACTGTCACTACCGCTAACTCAGGTATGCAAAACATGATTGGCACCGCAAAGAAAATGGCAGGTGCAATGGGTTTGGCGTTTGCTACAACTCAAATAGTGCAATTTGGTAAAGATGTAGTTATGTCTGCTAGCGCTATGGAAGAGTCAACGTCCAAAGCAAATGTGGTGTTTGGACAAGGCGCTGAAAAGGTTTTTGATTTTGGTAACAAAGCAGCCAAAAGCATGGGTATGTCTAATCAATCAGCGATTGAGGCAGCAGGAACTTACGGCAATTTATTTCAGGCGTTTGGCATTGGGCAAGGCAAAGCAACTGAAATGTCCACCACACTGGTTCAACTTGCTGCTGATTTAGGATCTTTCAACAACACCTCAACTGAAGAAGCAATCAACGCATTGCGCTCAGGTTTGGCTGGCGAGACTGAACCGCTGAAGCGATTTGGCGTAGCACTCAATGAAGTGACTCTTAAAAACAAAGCAATGGCAATGGGTTTTGGTGAGATCAAGGGCGCAATGGATCCTGCAATCAAGGCTCAGGTGACTTATGCGTTAGTAATGGAGCAAACCAAACTTGCGCAAGGCGATTACGCGCGCACAGCAGACGGCACTGCAAACACAATGAAAACTTTATCAGCGCAATTTGCTGATGCAAAGGTAGCCATTGGTCAAGCATTGATGCCAGCGTTTACTTTACTGCTTAACGCGCTTAAAGTGATAATACCGCTTATCAAAGGGCTTACAAACTTCTTCAAAGAAAACTCAGACGCGCTGAAAATGTATGCAATTATTTTGGGTACTGCTGCTGCCGCATTTTACGGATACAGAGCAGCGATTATTGCAACAAAGGCTACTCAGCAACTTTACATTGTAGTTACAACGCTGATGAGAGGCGCAACACTGGCTTCAATTGCTTCAACCAACGGCATGGCTGCTTCAATGTTGGCGCTCAACGCTGCAATGCGGGCTAACCCTATTGGGTTGATTGTCACAGGGCTTATGGTTCTTGGAGCAGCATTTATCTGGGCATGGAAGAAATCCGAAACATTCAGAGGTATTGTCATTAAGGGCGTTCAAATAATTTTAAATTGGTGGGCGCTATTATTAGATGGCGTAGGAAAGTTCATAGGCTTACTTGGCAAGGTACCAGGCATGGGCTGGGCAAAAGGAATTGCTGACGGCGCTGAAAAGGCGTCAAACTCAATTAAAACAACAGCAAAGAATTTGGCAGACCTGAAGAAAGCCAACGCAGGATACGGTGAAGGCGCGTTTACTTACGGCTCAGGCTCAGGATCTGGCGCAGGATCTGGCGGGGGCGCAGGTGGCGGTGGCGCAGGCGGTGCTGCTGAAGCCAAAAAGAAGGCTGACGAGATTAAGAAAACACTGACCGCTGTTGCCAAAGTCTATAAAGACATGAACAAAGTTATTGCAGACTCACAAGAAAAGGTTGCTGAAGCAACCAAGCGACGCGATGAGGACACCGCTAAGGCTCACAAGCAATACAACGAGTCAATAGCCAAGGCTGACAAGACACTACTTGAAGCCACTGCTGCTGCGTACAAGCGCAACAAAGAGCAAATTGATGCTGCAAATAAAGAGTACGCCAAGCGCTCATTGGATCTTGAAACCAAACTTCAAGAGAAGATTACAGATTTGCGCGAGAGGGCTGCTGAAAAATCTGCTGACCTAATTAAAAAGGCTGCTGACAAACAGCAAGACATTATTCAAAAATCAGTAGACCGTTTGCGCAATGCGTTTGCTTCCAAAACAGGTTTCAGTTTGGCTGACGCGTTTGGCATGGAAGAGTTTGGTGGCAAGGCAACTGGCGCTCAAATACTTGGTTCACTGCAACAAAGAATTGCAGACGCAAAAAACCTTGCAGAGAAAGCAGCATTTCTTCAGGCTAACGGGTTCAGTCAAACTTTTATTGAACAAGTTGTTGCTGCTGGTCCAGCGGTGGGCAATGAATTGGCTGACGCAATTCTTAATGCTTCACCAGAGACAATTAGCGCGCTCAACGCTTCATTTGTCGAAATGGAAAAGGTTTCAAATACTGGCTTAGACATTTTGGCAAAGTCAATGAACACGGGCGCAAATCTAGCAACCGACGAATTGCGCACTGCTTACGCTCAGGTTGCCATTGACCTTAAAACTTCACTAACTGAAGTAAACAGTGATTTGACTAAGGCGCTGGCTGAGGCAAATTCAGATTACAGCAAGGCAATGATTGAGGCTCAGGCTGAGCGTGACGACAAACTGGCTGAGGCTGCAAAGGATCTCAAAGAGGCACTTGCTGAAGCAGACAAGAATTACAAAGAGTCAGTAGTTGAGGCTCAAAAGACTCTTGCTGAGTCTTTGGCTGACGTGCAGAAAACCTACAATGAAGCCTTAGACCAAATCGCCAAGGACACCCAAGAGCGCATTGATGATCTCAAAGAGAAGTTGACTGAATTGGCAAAGACTCTTGCAGAGTTAGGCGCAAAGCAGGCTGCTGTCAATGCACTAAAAAATGCGCCTACCGTTACCCCTATAATTCCACGAACTTCAGGAAGCGTTGCAGATTGGCGCAGGGGCGAAGAAGCGTCAATGTCTAATTTTGCAATTACTCAAAACATTTCATACCCAACCGCTAGTGCAAGCGAGATTTCAGCGCAGACTATGAACGCAATCAAATTTGGAACAGCAACACTAACTCTTAGCCAAAGAGGGGCGCGGGTGGACATCTAATGCCTGTTGTAACTAATGACTATCAATTCTCTTTTGCTGGTTTGTCTTTTGGTGGCGCTGGATCTCCATACCAAATCTTGTCTGTGGACGGCTTAGAGGGACTGCCTGGGATCCGCAATCAAGATGACAACCGTGGCTACGCTGACGGTATGTTCTCAGGGCGCGACTTTCTAAGTGGTCGCACAATCTCGATTACCTTTCAGACTTTTGGCGCGGGTGCAACTTCAGCGCAAGCCAATTTCAACACAATTCAAGCCAAGTTGCTGCCTCAGACTTCAGGCACCACACCTTTGTATTTTATTTTGCCACCGTCAGGGGAGCAGTTTGTCAATGCGCGTGTTCGCGTTTTGCGCACCTCAGTAGATCCAAACTACACCTACGGCATGATCACGTCTCAGGTTGAGTTTTTTTGCCCTGACCCAAATTACTATA